CGGCAAGTGTCTCGAAATGTATTTCAACGACACGGTGGATGACCCGATTGGCGCACGCCGTATCATCAACGGGACTGACAAAGCCGACCTGATCGCGGGCTACCATCATGGGTTCTTGAGCGATCTTCGCTACGCACAAGGGGGTGCTGTCTGATGCCGTTGATCCCACTGTTGTTGAGGCTTTCCCTTACGGTCGTTTCATTAGGGGAGAGTGAATGTGCCGCCACGTCTTCTTGCCCTTGATCATGCAGACGGCGGCCTTGCTGATACCGTACCGAGCGGCAATGTCCTTCTGCTGGCCGGGGGCGCGAAATATCGCCATGGCGTCTTCCTCTGTGAGTGTGGTGTTCCCGTTGATGCTTCCTCGCGGAGGCGGCGTATTCCGCCCACGAGAATGTCGGCCCTTCGCAACCATGTCGGCGACGTTGGCTTGTTGCGTGCCGAGAAACAAATGGTCCGAGTTTATGCACGGCGGGTTATCGCAGTGATGACAGACATACACCCCTCGCGGGATCGGGCTGCGGTTTATCGACCATGCGTACCTGTGGGCGAGCCACCCTTTCCCGTCAATTACCAATCGCCCGTAGCCTGCCGGATTAAGGGTTCCCGTAAACACAATACAGCCACTCGGCGCACGCCGGCTGTAGTGGGAAAGTTTTTGCTCTCCCGTCCAGTTGCGCGTCACGTGCCATTTGCTCAAAGTCTGGATAGCCATGTTCCTGCTCCTTCCCAGCGGAGTATGGTTAGGGCTTGGGTGGCGCTTCCAACGCCATTCAAGCCTGCCCCTATTCTACTAGAAGTTAAGAAAGGGAGCTAGAGATGCCACTGATTCCGTTGTTGCTCGGGCTTGCTCCCACGGTCGCTTCTTGGATTCTAGGCGATAAGACTGGGTCTGTTGTGGAAAAGGTTTCAAGCATCGCCAAGGACATCCTCGGCACCGCCGACCCGGCTGGGATAGAACATGCCATTTCCACCGACCCCAACCTCGCCTTGCAGTTCCGGATTGCCTTACTTCAGGCTGAAGCCGACGCCCGCCGCCAGCAGTTTGATACCTTGCAGGCTCAGCTTGCTGACGTGGCCAGCGCCCGTAGCCAGACGGTAAAGCTTGCCGAGTCTGGTTCAGCAATTGCGTGGGGCGCACCGATTATTAGCACGTTGATCACGTTCGGCTTCTTTGCGATGCTGTACCTCGTGATCCGTCAAGAAATTCCAGAGAGTTCCCAGACGCTCGCCAATATCATGTTGGGTAGCCTTGGTACTTCTTTCACTGCGGTGGTTGGATATTGGGTCGGCAGTTCTGCTGGCTCCGCGCAGAAAACAAGCGCGCTTGAGAAGATTGCTCGTGGTTAGGAGCATTTGATGGCGAAGCGAGCATTGGTTAACCGGAGGCAATCTCATGCCCTTTAGCGAAGACCCGTATGGCATAGACCCATATGGCAGTAGTCCTCTTATTAGTCTTGTACCAGTCCCGACTCCTCCTGCGCCTTCTGGAACCACGACCTTCAATCTAGACCTTGGTGATATCATCACTGAGGCTTACGAGCGTTGCGGGATCATGGTCCTGTCGGGCAACGACTACCGGACGGCTCGGCGGTCCATCGATATCATGATGCAGGAATGGGCAAACCGGGGGCTCAACCTCTGGACGGTTGAAACCGGGACACAGGTCCTGACGGCTGGGACCAACACCTACAATCTGCCCATCGATACGGTTGACCTGATCGAGACCATGCTGCGTACCGGCACCGGAACAAATCAGCAGGACTACACCCTGACGAAGATTTCGGTATCGACCTACGCCACCATCGCCAACAAGCTGGTGACGGGTCGCCCGGTGCAGGTTTACGTCAACCGCCAGATCACCCCGACCTTCACGGTCTGGCCGACCCCGGATGCTGCCCGGACCTACACGCTGGCCTATTGGCGGCTCCGTCGCATTCAGGATACCGGCACCCCGGCCTCCAACGTGATGGACATGCCGTTCCGCTTCATGCCTGCTCTCATTGCTGGCTTGGCTTATTATGTGGCGATGAAGAAAACCTCGGCCATCGACCGGGTGGCTGGGCTGAAGGCGATCTACGAAGAGCAGTGGCAGTTGGCTGCGGACGAGGACCGGACGAGGGCTTCCTTCCGGTTCGTGCCGTTCATCCCCCAGAGGCTATGAAATGACGAGCCGGTTTGCCGCTGGCAGGAGGGCCAAGGGTACTTGCGACATGTGTGCGGGGGTCTTCCTGCTCCATGAGCTTCGTCCGGAAATCTACAACCAAGCCCCCACCGGGTTTCTGGTCTGCTCCAGTTGCTGGGATTTAGACAACCCTCAGCTTCAGTTGGGCAAGTTCCCGATCAACGATCCTCAGGCTCTCCGGAACCCCCGTGTCGATACCAACCTGATCCAGAGCCGACAACTTTGGGGATGGTCTCCAGTAGGTAATGCGTCCACCCAGTCTCAGGTATATGCTGGGTTCGTTAGCGTAAATGGTCAGTTCCAATTTCCCAATACTCAGGAGAATCCGTGATGGCTAAGGGTAAATTCGAAGATTCCAAGAAGGACAAGGATCAGGACAAGAAGCTGGCCGCCAAGAAGGGCATGAGCTTCAAGGCTTGGGAGAAGTCCCCGATGGATGCGAAGCATGACCGGCAGGGTTCCATGAAGGGGCTCAAGGCTGGCGGCAAAGTCAAAGGCAAGCGTTAGGAAAGGAAAAGGGATATGGCCGATCCAGAGATCGCCAAGCGCAATGCGCGCCGTAACTACAAAACGACGGCAAACGAAGAGTTTGACGCCGCAGACGCGCGCAAGCTCGATGACAGCAAAGCCAAAAACTACGCCCGTCTGACAGCCGAAGGGAAGGGGCTATCTGACGCGGACCCATTTCGTCGTATGCTCAACCGGGAGACTAATCGCCAACTGGAAGGCGGTAAAGGTAACCGTTACACGACGACCAAAGACAAATGGACTAACGACCGTTTTGAATACGCTAAGGGCGGCGGTGTCACCCGTTTCAAGGACGATCACTGTGGCCACCACGACATGAAGCGTGGCGGTCCCGTTAAAGGCAAGTGTTAGGAGAACGACAATGGCAAAAGCAAAAGGTGTTACCAGTGCGGCGATGAAGTCTGTCGGTCGCAACATGGCTCGGGCGAATAACCAGAAGTCTTCGGCCAAGGTGCCGATGAAGTACGCCAAGGGCGGGAATGTGAAGGCTCCCAAAGAGATGGTCCCTCCGTCTGGCAAGATGGGTTCCATGAATGGCATGGGCATGGACGACAGCGGCTTTGGTTCCGGCACTGCCCGTGGCGGCAAGGCCCAGACCAAGGGCAAGGCTTTCAAGGGATCGTTCTAACCTAACCCCCAGAGGGGATGAACCGTGGCTTGGACATACACTACGCTGAAAGCTGCTATCGAGTCCTATCTGCAAAACTCCGAGACGGAGTTTGTCGATACCTATATCGATGTCGCCATCAGGCAGGCTGAAGACCGGATTTCCAAGTCGGTTATCCTCCCCGCAAATCGGAAGCATGATCTGATCAATCTACCAAGTGGCTCAACCACGGCTAATCTTCCTTCTGATTTTCTGGCTCCATTCGAACTCAGGATCAACAACGCGGGGGAGTTCACGCACGTTGATTACTCGGATGTCTCCTACATGCGTTCGGCATTCCCCAACCCGCTAATGGTTGGGGTGCCTCGCTGGTATTCGATGTTCGATGCAACAACCATCATCTTGGCACCCACTCCGACAACTGGTCTGAGAGGGTGGCTCAACTACTTCCACAAACCGGAGTCCATCGTTACTGCCGGAACTTCGTGGCTTGGCAGTAATGCAGAGAACTGTTTGCTCTATGGCTGCTTGGCAGAGGCTTACACCTTTCTCAAGGGCGACCCTGACCTGATGAAGCTGTACGAGGAAAAGTATCAGGTTGCTTTGGGTGATCTGAAGAAACTTGGTGAAGGCATGGACCTCGGTGATGCATATCGAATGAACGAGCGTCGGGTGACTGCATGATTCAGCAGACCCCCACGGCCAGTTTCAGACAACAATTGCTGGAGGGCGTGCATGATTTCCGCACGACCGGGAACGTCTTCAAAATTGCCCTCTACTCCAGTTCCGCCACGCTTAACTCCTCGACCACGGCCTATTCATCCTCCGGGGAGGTTAATGTTTCCGGCTACACGGCGGGCGGGGCGACCCTGACCAACGTGAACCCTTCCTCCAGCGGCACCACTGGATTTACAAGCTTCTCTACGGTGACATGGGCGGCCAGCGGACTGACCGCTCGCGGTGCCTTGATCTACAATTCAGATGCTGTGGGGTACACCAACCCGTCCGTCATGGTTCTGGACTTCGGGATGGATCGTTCTGACCTGAGTGGGGTTTTCACGATTACCTTCCCAACCTTTAATTCCTCATCTGCGATTATAAGGGTTAGTTAAATGCCCAGTACATACTCGACCAATCTCAAGCTGCAATTGATGGCCACGGGCGAGGACAGCGGCACTTGGGGCGTCAACACCAACAACAACCTTGGCACCCTGATCGAGGAGTCCATTGTCGGTGCTGCTACGGTTGCCATGGCAGACGCCAATCAGACCATCACGACCCCTGATGGGGTCACGGGAAGTGGTCGCCATGTCTATCTCAATTGTACTGGGGTCCTGACAGCCAACCGCAATCTGGTTGTTCCGACATTGAACAAAAACTACGTCGTTACCAATTCGACCACGGGTGGGTTCTCCATCGTGGTCAAGACGACAGCCGGTACGGGTATCACCATAGGCCCCGCCCTGAAGCGGTATGTCTACGCTGACGGAACCAACGTCGTAGAGGCAATTAACAGCGTTGGTGATTTTACCGTTGCGGGTACTCTCGGTATCTCTTCGGTGTCTACTACGGGTAACGCTACAATCGGTGGCAACCTTGCGGTCACCGGCACAACGGCTCTGACGGGCAACGCCACGATGGCCGGTACAGTGGGCGTTACCGGGGCTGTGACCGGAGCCAGCTTCAACAAGACTGCAATCACCGCCCCGGCGACCGGGTCTACTCTGTCTATTGCTGACGGCAAGACGTTTACCGCCAGCAATACGCTGACGCTGACCGGAACAGATAACACAGCCATGACGTTTCCGGGAACCTCCGGAACGGTTGTCACGCTTGACGCTACGCAGACGCTGACGAACAAGACGCTAACCAGTCCAACGATCAACACTCCCACGATTAATACCGCAACAATCAATACAGCGACTATCAATACCGGATCGATGGGCGCTGCCTCGACCGCGACGACGCAGACGGCGGGCGATAACTCCACGAAGCTGGCGACGACGGCATACGTTGACACCGCAGCAACCAACACAGCCTACGTCACGATGAAGGTTATCGGAGCATTCCCGTTCAGCTTTTCCTACACGCCCCGCCGGTCCACTTCTATCTTGACTATCGAAGTCGACATTCCGTCTATTGGCGGCTCGAACACCACCAATTCTTTGACGGTGACCGTCGGTGCGTCAACGCTCAACACGGCCTTTATCCAGTTCACAAACCTAGCCTACCACGCAAGCCCATTTCGCGTCATTGGGACGTATCAGGTTGCGTCGGCTGCGGCGCTTACTATTGGCTCCGCTTTGACGGGCGGCGGCACGCTGACGGGCTCGGGAACGGTGTACATGCGCGTCACTGAATCCTACGGAGTGATTTCGTGATTTCGCTATCAGCGCAATCCGGATTGACTAGAGGCATGGTGTCCTGATGCTTACCCCCCTGAAGTTTAAGCCGGGGATCGTCAAAGACCTGACCAGATATGCCAACGAGACTGGCTGGTTTGATTCCAACTGGGTTCGGTTTCGTATGAGCCTTCCAGAGAAGATGGGGGGCTGGCAGAAGTATTCGACTTCTACATTTCTGGGGATTTGCAGGGCTCTCATCAACTGGACGATTCTAAGTGGAAGGCAATACTTCGGACTCGGAACCAACCTGAAGTATTACATTAATTCTGGCAGTGGTTCTTATACTGACATTACTCCAATCCGCAGAACAGTTACCTTGGCAGCCGATCCGTTTGCCACCACCATTGGATCGACCACAGTTACAGTGACAGACGCTGGCCATGGTGCTGTCCTGAATGACTTCGTGACCTTTTCTGGAGCAACCAGTTTCTCCGGTATCCCGGCAGGAGACTTTAACCAAGAACACCAGATCACCGGCATCATCAATGGCAGCAGTTACACAATCACCGTAGATACGGCAGGCCAAATCGTTGCTTCGGGAGGCGGCGCAGCGGTTGAGGCTGAGTACCAGATCAATGTTGGTCTTGCTAACTCAGTGCCGGGTGTTGGGTGGGGCGCTGGCACATGGGGGCATGATACATGGGGATCGGATGCCACCGATGGCATTTCACAAAATCTCCGTCTCTGGTCGCATGATAACTACGGAGAAGACCTGATCGCGAATGTCCGCAATGGTAACATCTATTACTGGGATGCGACCACGCCGCTGGCAAGAATGGTTCCTCTTGAGGATATACCCGCCGCGTCTGATGCCCCGGTTGTTGCAACAATTATCATGGTGTCCTCTGAAGAGAGGCATGTTCTTGCATTCGGGACCAACCCGATTGGGTCGGCAACCCAAGACCCTCTCTTCATTCGCTGGTCCGCAACGGAAGATGCCGCTGACTGGACGCCGACCGTAATCAATACAGCCGGTGGCTATCGCCTTTCTGTCGGCACCAAGATTGTAGCTGTTCTTGAAGGAAGAGCAGAAACTCTTATCTACACGGATGTTGCCATCTACCAGATGCGCTGGACGGGAGCGCCCTTTGTCTTCAGCTTCGTTCAGATTGGTACGAACATCGCAATCATTTCTCCCAACGCGGCAGTAGCCTTGGGAGATGTTTCATTCTGGATGGGTCACAACCAGTTCTATTCCTACAATGGTCGCATTCAGATAATGAATTGTCCCGTTGCGGATTATGTATTTAGTCGTTTGACCATGGCGCAGTCTCAGAAAATCTATGCATTCAGCAACAGTCACTTCGATGAAGTCGGTTGGCTTTATCCCGGAGACAGTAATGAATGCGACAGCTATGTGATCTACAGTATCAGGGAAAACGTCTGGTACACTGGCTCACTCGGCAGGACCGCATGGATTGATCGTGGTCCGAGTTATCTGCCGGTAGCCACTTCCGAAGACGGCTACCTGTATGACCATGAGTATGGTTATGATGATGGCAGCACCAATCCGCCATCTCCGATAACGGCTTACATCGAGAGTTCTCCCATGGAAGCGCCGAATGGTGAGCAGTTCATGTTCATCAACAGGTTCATTCCTGACGTTACGTTCAGGGATTCTTCGGCGGCGAACCCGTCCGTGGACATGACCTTCACCATGCAGAACTATCCGGGCGGAAGCCTTACGCAAAACTACAGCAAGACAGTCACGCAAACCTCGACGGTCACAGTGGAGCAGTTCACGGAGCAGTGCTTTATCCGCCTCAGGGGAAGAAGCGCATCCTTCCGCTGCGAGAGCAATGACCTTGGGGTTGCTTGGCGTCTTGGTGTTGTCCGCGCTGACATCAGATCGGATGGCAGGCGATGAGGCTTCCCAATCCGCCTCCGGATTACGAAATTGCGTGGGGCAACCAGTACTCGCGTGTGCTTGAGCAGGAAGTGCAGAACCTATGGAACGCCATCCGGCTTTTGCAGCAAAGTACGCTACCTTCCTACACGACGGCGGAGAAAGTCACCCTGACAAACAGGGCGGGCTGGCTGATCTTCGATAGCACGCTCGGCAAGGCTTGCATCAATACCGGCGCGGGCTGGCAAACCATAACGAGTGTATGAGGACAGCAATGCCATCACATCCCTATAAAGACATTGCGAATCATCTGGCTTCCAAGGGCAGGTATGGAGATACTGAACTCCTGCATGTAAACCGTGCGGAGCTTCGTGGCCTAGCCGCCGCCATGCCCGGTGGCAAGCTGACGATCAACCCCCACACCGGAAAGCCTGAAGCGTTCCTGCCGTTCCTGCTACCCCTTCTGGGCGGTCTGGCTGGCAGTGCATTCCTGCCCGGTGCCGTTGCCGCCATGGGCTTGGGTACGCTGGGCACCACGATGGCTGGTGCCATTGGCTCCGGTGCCGTGGCTGCGGGTCTTGGTCTGGCAGAGGGCAACGACATAGGGACTGCTGCTGGCAAGGGACTGCTCTCGGGTCTGGGCAGCTATGGCTTTGGTTCCGCGCTGGAGGGTCTGGCCAGCGGAACAGGGGCTACCGCTGCCGAGGCGGCTGAAGCTGCGACCAAGGAAGCTGCGAAGCAGGGTGCCACAGGAGGTATTGGCGCGGCCCTTCCGGGTAGTACTCCTCTTGATCCATCTGTTATGCCCAGCACCAGCAGCATCGACAGGTTTAACCCACTTGATCAGGGGCAGTATCTTCCCGCGTCCAGCGCCCAGCCGTGGGCCGGTGCTACTAGTGTCGGTGCCCCATTGCAGGTTCCTGCCCCCGGCATGTTCGGGGACATGGGGAACCAGCTATCCAATGCTGGATCAAACTATCTGGACACAGCCCAAAAGGCGGCAGGTAATCTGACCAACCCCAAGGCTTTGTGGGGAACCTTCGGAACGAATTCTTCAAGGACGCTCCTCCCCATGGGCCTGTCCATTGCCGGTCAGGGCATGTTCGACCAGAAGCCCCCGCCGCAGATGCCCGTCGAGCCAACCTACCCCGCAGCCTCGACTGCTGGCACCGGACGCCAGTACGCCGAGGCACCCTCCAGCTATAGGCCGGGAAGAGACCCTGAGTGGAACTATTTCCGAGGGGGTTATCGGGATGGTGGCAACGTCCGCCCGTCGAACGAGTACTTTAGCGACCTCACGGTGGGTAAATACCCTCCGTTGAACGCCGAGAACCTCATCAAGGCAGGCGCGATGCGCGTCACGCAGCCGGGGAACGGGCGGGACGGTGGGTTTGACCAGAGTGACGACCCCGAGTTGTACTCCTTGGTGTCCTACGCCAACGATACGCACCCCGACAGCTACAGCAGAGCATGGCCCGACAAGCCCTCCAGCTACGAGAGCGCGTCTAGGTCGTTGAACGAACCGGGTGCTTTGTACGACGGAAAATACCGACAGTTGGTGTGGTCTGCGCAGCAGCGTGGCATGCCCGCGAGGGATATGTACTTGCCGTCTGCTTACCAGCAAGCCGACACTAACTACGCTGACGGTGGCGGCGTGGCACATGGTGGACTAAGCCGTGCGATATCGGGACCGGGCAACGGGCTGGATGATTCCATCCCCGCCATCATCGATGGTCGCGTACCGGCCAGCCTCTCTTCGGGAGAGCATGTCATGCCCGCTGCGGCAGTCTCTGCCTTGGGGAATGGTTCCACCGAGGAAGGTTCCCGCCAGCTTGAGGCCATGACTGACAGGATTCTGAAGAAGAAGTTCGGCACCAAGAACAGGACGCCGCGCCCGCTTAACCCTGCAAAGATGCTGGTGGCTTAATCCCCCATGGCAGATGATCTCCAGATTTCCCTCGTCCCTCTCTTCGCTGTCGAGAAAGAATGGGACCGCGTCAAAAACATGTTGAAGGTGGCGACCGACATGAGCGGTGGCCGATACAAGATCAATGATCTTAAAAGGAAACTGACTACGGGGGAGTTTCAGCTTTGGGTGATCTTCGATCAGAAGTTTGAGATCGTTGCGGCAGTCACCAGCACTTGCACCGAGTACCCGGACGGGAAGTTTCTAAGCGGCCAGTTTCTTGGCGGCACCCGACTGGACGATTGGAAAGACAAGTTCTGCGATGTCTTTGATCAATGGGGTTTGGACTGTAAATGCAAAAGCGTAGAACTTACAGGCAGGTCCGGATGGTCCAAGGTCCTAGCTCCGAACGGGTATCGAGAGATGTACCGTACCTATCAGAAAGACCTAAAGTGACCGGAGGATATTAATCATGGGTAGTGGAAAAGGCGGCTCTAGCCCGTCGCAGCCGACGACTCAGAACGTAAACAGTTCGTCGCTTCCTGCTTATGCGGAACCTTATTTCAAGTCGATGATGGATAGGGCGCAGGCGATCAGCAACAATCCCTACGTACCCTATACGGGGGAGCGTCAGGAAGCGTTCAGTACTCAGCAGAAACAGGCTTTCGATAATGTCGATAAGAATGTCGGCAACTACCAGCCCATGTTCGATCAGGCATCCCAGAGATATCAGGCGGCTAGTGGATATAATCCCACCCAAGTCACCAACACTTATGAGGCGAATGGCTACACGCCGCAGAACTGGATCGATCCCAATGTAGCTTCCCAGTACATGAGTCCCTATCAGCAGAACGTCACCGACATCAACAAGCGGGAAGCTATCAGGGATTATGGCCAGCAGCAGCAAGTCCTGAACAGGAGTGCTCAAGCCGGGGGTGCTTTTGGCGGATACCGTCAGGGCATCGAGGCTTCCGAAGCTACCCGCAACCTGAATACGGGGCTTCAGGATATTCAGGATAAAGGACTTCAGAACGCCTATAGCAGCGGGTTGGCTGCCTTCAATCAAGATCGTTCGTCCACGATGAATGCGAACCAGCTTAACAACCAGTATGCTCAGAAGATGGCCGAGATGATCATGGCCGCGCAGGGGGCGAACAACCAGTACGGCATTCAGAACGCCCAGCTACAGGCCGACGTTGGAACGCGACAGCAGAACTTGGGTTCCGCAACTCAGGCTGCTGGTCAGGCTGATGTCGCTGCTCTACAACAGGCTGGTGGTGCCCAGCAGGCATACGGTCAGGCTGGCAAGGACATTGCGTATCAGGACTTCATCAACCAGCGGGACTACGACAGGCAGAACATGAACTGGCTGAGTGGAATCCTGCGAGGCGTTCCTGTTCAGGCCAACAGCAGCACGACCGGGTACACTGCCCCACCCAGCACAACGAGTCAGATTGCTGGTCTTGGTCTCGGGGCTGCTGGTCTGGCAAAGATGGTCGGGTAATGGCCCACGGGACGCACTGCACCTGTGGGGTTATGGGCATCTCCTATAACTTCGCAACCAAAGAGGGTCTTATCTTTGCGGTCGAAGAAGGGTGCCGTATGTCCGAGGCATGTATCGATATTTTTCTGAAGGTAGACCCGGAAGTCTTGCTTATTCACATCTTTGTGGACGGCACCTCAGATGTAATCTGCATCAGGAAAAATGACTCTTGGTCTTTCCGTGATGCACAAAAATCGCAGCCGTTGTTCCCTACCGAATGGTCGGAAGTGAGACACTAATGAACATCCTTCAGCAGCAGAATTCCGCCAAGGAACTTTCGGACCAGCAACTCCAGCAGGAGCTTCTCAATCCGTCTGGGGCGCTGCCTTCGTATCTGGCTCTCTCCGAACTCCAGCGCCGGAAGGACATGCGTGCCAGTTACCAGTCCTTGCAGGGCAAGCCCGGTAGCAGCATGGCCGAAGAGTTCTCTCGCGGTCTTGGTGGTGCTGATGTCGGTAAGTACGGCGAGGCGGTACGCGGGGCGATGCCTTCATCCCCCGGAGGGGAACAGCCGCCGATGCCGCCCCCGATGCAGCCTCCAATGCAGCCTCCAATGCAGGCTCCGATGCAGGCTCCGATGCAGGCTCCGATGCAGCAGCAGCAGTTCGCGGCTGGCGGTGCCATCATGGCCCCCGGCGCGACACCGGCTGTTGGAGCCACCATGGGAACGCTTGGGAATTATAACAGCCAAAACAATGGTAGCTCCCCTCCGCGCAAGGACGAGAAGGATATCCTTGCTGGATTCAAGAAGGAAGATGGCAGCTTCAACCCCGCAGCCCTTGGCCCGCTGGCTGGCATCATCGCAGGGCAGTCTGTTGGCGACAGCTTCAAAGGCTTTGCCAACTCTATGATTGGTCCTGTTCCAAGACTGCTGGGCTTCAAGGGCTTTGCCGATGGCGGTCCGGTGCATTATGACAATGGCGGCGTCATATACGGAAACACTTCTGTTCCGGATTTGTGGCGTATGATTACTGGTCAGATGGCACTGCCTTCCAGCAGCGGAAACAATATTCCCGCCATCACTGGTCCATTCTCTTCTATTGAAGCAGACAAGGCACAGGAAGCATTAAGGCCCACGAAGGCAGCCTTGGCTTCCTCTGGAGCCCTTCCCGGCCCAACGACCATTCAGGATATCCTGAAAGGTATCGGCATCACCGACCAAAGGCTTGGGATTGCCGGTGCCTCCAACATGAACCCGTATCAATCGGTTTCGTACATTGATACCTTCGGCGGTGCCAACTCTGGTGGACCGGGTAGTGGTGGCGCTAGTGACAGCGGAACGTCTTCTAGCAACAGTGCCGCAGCAGATGGGGCTGCGGCAGACGCAAGCGCGGCGAGTGCAGGCGCGGCGTCAGCAGGGAACAGCGGGGATGACGGCACTGGAGGTGGTACTGGTGCAACCTATTACCGTGGTGGTCCGGTTCGCTTTGGTGACGGTGGTCCGGTTCGCTTCGACAAGGGCGGCGGTATTCCGAGTTGGCTGTATCGCGCACAGCGGGCAATGGGTATGCCGACTGAGCGTAGCATTCGCCCAACGGCTATCACCGAACAGGATGTAGCCGATGCTGAAGCGACGAGGGAACGGATTGGATTGGAGAATCCCAATGCCATTCTCCCGAATCCTTATCCGCTCTCCCGTCAGTCTGAAAATAGAATACCGGGTCCCATCAACCCCGCGCTAGGCAATCAATACAATCCCTATCCAGAGGGTACATATATTCTGCCGTCTGAGCCGCGCTCTTCGGCTTTCGGAAGAAACATTGTGGACCCATTGGTGAAGCAATGGAATAAAAAGCCCGAGCCTGTCTTTAGTGAAAAAGATTTGCTCACTATGGAGCAGGTAGGCAATAGACCCAGTTGGTTCACACAAACTACAGAAGCCGAGCGTGCGGAAATTGAAGCAAAGAATGCTGTTCTGGAGCAGAAGAAAAAAGACCTGACCGCGTCTTCCGCTGGAATTCCCGCCGCAGGGATCGACAACACCGGGCGGCTTGAGCCTGCCCTGAGTAACCCGAATGGAGATGTTGATGAAGGAGGTTTTGCTCCGGGCAAAGCACCTATTCCTCAGGGCAAAGGACCTGTTGTTCCGGGCGCTCAACCCCCTCCTTCTTCGCGCAGACAGATTTCTCCTCCGGGCGGAGGTATTCCTGATGCAAGCGGACCTAGCGGTGGTGATGGCCGTCGTGGCGGCGGCTCTCCTAATGGTGGCATTGGTGCTGCTTTAAATCCTGATCTCGATGGTTTCGTCGGACAGGTCCGTGGCTTGCAGTTGCCAGATCGATTCGGTGAGATTGAGGCCCGTAACCAGCAGGAGCGCGATGACCTGAAGGCTGGCCGGGAAAGCGACAAGGGTCTGGCCCTGCTTAAAGCTGGCATGACCATGGCTGGTGGCACCTCTTCCAATGCGCTGTCCAACATCTCTGCTGGCGTAACCGCTGGCATCAGTGAATGGAGCGCGGCAGAGAAGGAGTTCCGTGTCGCCAATCAGGCTATCCGCTCTGCCGAGAATGCCATCCAGATTGCTCGCGCCAACAGGGACGAGAGACAGCTTGAGATGGCCGTCAAGGTGAAGATGCATTTCGAAGAAATGCGGGAGAAGGCGGCAGCCAGACGGGATGCTGCTGGTGCCGCTGCTGGTGCTAGGTCTGATGCTGCCTCTGCTAGGGCCGATGCCCGCGAAGAGCGGGTATTGGATCGTGCAGAAAGCCGTGCGCTAAGGGAAGCAGGTAGCATTCAGTCGTCCATCAATACCCTGTCCACCTCCATAGACAGGAATGAGCGTCTGCTTACTGCCATGGGCACGAGTGGGGCCAGCCCGGAAGAACAGAAGGCTCTCCGCGAAAGGATTGCGGCTCAAGAAGCTGCAATGCACGCCCTTGTTAGAGACCTTAGTCAGCTTCGCGGCGGTATTGCCGACAGGTCCGGACGGGTGACTACATCACCCACAACCAAATCTGCCTATGATCGTATGCCTTCCGGCACCCAATACACTGCCCCCGATGGAACGGTGAGGACGAAGCCATGAGTTGGTGGGAGAATGATCCAATAGCTGGGCAGTCTCCCTCCAAGGGAGATGAATGGTGGGCGAACGATCCGGTCGTCGTCAGTAAGAAGGCTCCCGCTCCCCCGCCTCTACCCAAAGAGACTCTGATCGGTGCTGGCATTGAAGGCCTGAAGGGTGATCTCCGGACGGGTGGAGCCCGCATCCTGCATGCCGTTGGTGCGCCTGAGTGGGCCGGGGAAGTCGAGAAGCAGGCGCAAGAGAACTACGCCCGTCAAGCTACTCGTCCCCTCACCGAGATCGAGGAGAACCCGTGGACATGGAATAGCGCCAAGGGCATCTATGAACAGGCAGTATCATCGCTGCCCAGCATGGCCCCCGTCATGGCTGGTGGTGCCACAGGTGCCGCTATTGGCCTCGCTGGCGGTCCTCTGGGTTCGCTGGCTGGTTCCCTTATTGGCGGTGCCGCTGCGGCGATACCCCAATTCATTGGCTCTAACCTCAAGCGTCAGACCGAAGAGAACAAGGTTCCGCTTGCCGATACCGACCTTGCCACAGCGAGTGGCACTGCCTTGGCTCAAGCGTCATTGGACTCCCTGCTTGGGGGCGGCCTGTTCGGTGGACTGTTCAAGGTCCCGGCTTCCATTGCCAAGAAGACCGTCAGCCGTATGGCCGCTAAAGCCATCGAGGGAGGCCTTACGGAGGGTCTCACAGAGATGGCGCAGCAGTGGCTGGAGGTTCTACAGGCCAATCCAGAAAAGGCCTACGCGATGCCCCCGGAGGTTCGGAAAGAAATCCGAGACTCTGGTATCGTTGGTGGTGCCATGGGTTTGCTGGGTGGTGGTGCTTCGGGAATCAAGAAACCGCAGGCCGACCCATCCCCCACGGCGGATGACCCCTCCGTCCCGCCTGCTCCTCCGTCTACTCCCCCTCCGGGACCCGCAGGACTGCTTGAATACAGACCCAATATGCCTGAGTACCCGAATGAATGGGCACCTCAGACATATCCCGCTGGAAGGCATGACCTAGACCCGACATCCACTGGATGGGGAGAACCCAAGCCTGCTCCTGATCTCACGCCTCAGAAGCTGCTTCCCTATATCGAGCGTCCGGATGAATACCCGAATCCTTACGCTCCTCAGGTTTACCCGGCTGATCGCCACGATGGTACGCCCGGTAGCACCGGCTATGGCGGGGATGACACACAGCCCCCTCTGGGTAGCCCCCCTCCGGGTGGCCCTTCCGGGCCTGCTGGAGGGCCTTCCGGTCCTGCTGTCCCCCAACCCCCGGCTTCCCCGGCACCCCCTCCAGCGGCCCCCGTAGCCCCGCCTGCGGCCCCTGTAGCCCCTTCCCCTCCTCCTCCCCCCAAAGCCCCCGCTGGGAAGAAAGATAATACCGGGCAGCAAGTCTTCGATCACATAGCGGAACAGCTAAGGGCTGTGGCCCAGCAGGAAATCGCGGCTGGCCAGAAGGCATCTGCCAATCCGATCCAGATCAATGCCATGGCCAAGATTTGGCGAGATCGCTATGAGACGCTGGCTAGGCTAAAGGGCACGACTGCCTTCGATGAGTACAAGCTGGAGAATCTTTCGGTCCAGTATGGCGGCGATCCGAATGCCCAGCCTGAGGTAGCGGCACCCCCACCCAAGAAGTTCCTGAAGAAGCCGACCGCCGCCCCCGAGGTGCCTGCTGCTCCAGAACAGAGCAAGACGCAGTTCTTCAACAACGAAATCCTTCGGCTACAGAAGAAGGGCGTGAAGGACCCTGTTGCAGAGGCGACCAAGACAACCGAAGCCAAGTATCCCACCAAAACAACGTCCGCTTCAGCGCAGACCAACTATCCAGCCAAGCGTCCCTCCGAGAACGACAACAGCTACTACGACAGGGTAGTTGTCGAAGCTTACAACAACGGGATGCCTCTGCCAGAGGCGAAGAAGTTTGCTGAAGCTGCGACTGATCATCATTGGCCGCCAAAGAACAAGACGACCCTCAGTCAGTTGGGTTCAGCATTCCGTAACTGGTTTGGCCGCAGCAAGGTAGCCAATGAAGATGGTGCCCCCATCACCCTCTACCACGGCACCTCCAAGGATAAGGACTTCTCTGGCTTCAAGGTTGGACCCCATGGTGCGTGGTTCACCACCGATCCTGAATCTGCGTCTCAGTACGCCATGCAGAACGACAGCATGGGATACCGCCAAGGTGCTGGCTGGAAGATGGAGAAGACCAACACCGCTTCGCGGGTGATGCCGGTCCATGTCAGGATCGAAAATCCCTACACCATGACTAGGGCCGACACGGATCAACTGAATCAGGCAAGCGGACGCCTTGGTGCCATGGGGTACAAGAAGGTTCAGTCTGATTTCTTCAATCAGCTACGGCGTCAGGGATACGACGGAGTTACCTACGGGAACGGCGTCTGGGTTGTTCTGAAGGACGCCAACCAGATCAAGTCTGTCCATAACCGTGGGACCTATGACTCGGGCTCCAACATCCTCAAGCAGGAGGGGGACATCAAAGGTCCTCAGGAAGGGCTGATCGAGGATCGCGGAACATGGTGGGCTAACTTCAAGAGATGGGCCAAGGGTGCCCCTCTGGTGGAGAGGCCTGCAAACTATCGCGGCGGTCCCGCTGTGTTCAAAGCTTACCATGGCACCACCCATGGGAACATAAGGCGGGTCAACTCCCGCAAGGGAGACAAGACGGGTGCCCTAGGTCAGGGCTTCTACGTCAGCACAAACCCGCGTGATGCTTCGGCTAATTACGGCACCCGTGAAGGTCCCGATGCAGTCCACCGTGTAAATCGCAGAACGTCCGAGATAGATGACTATCTGACCAACCTCCCCAAGGAGGAGAGAGCCAAGTACCTGTCGGAATACCTTGCAAACAATGGTCCATGGGATGCCAACAGCTTTGTCGGGAAAGTCCTGAAAGGGAAGTATTGGCCTGAGGCGCTCCTGTCCCTGCCGAACAAGGTGTATGACGCACTGGAAGCGCAGGAAGGTAACAACGTCTCGCGCTCAATTGCCGAGAAGGAAATCTTTGGAGACACCAGTGGCGTGGTGATGCCGGTCTATGTCCGACTGAACAACCCCATGGACATGCGGACCAACGGCACCAACTTCACCGGGCGAGACTACACCCGCCTGATCAAGGCGCTGAATGATCTTGCCGACAGCCATCCTAATGCTGATGTCGCTGGCCCGGTCAATATCCTGAACAACCAGTATCAGAATACCGGGAATGTCAGTGCCAAGGATGTATACGACATCATCAGGAAGTTTGGTCATGTCGATCCGGACCCTGAGTTCGGCGGGTTCGGCCAGTTGATACAGGACCTTGCCAAGAAATTGAATTACGACGGCCTGATCCAACAGGCAGGCCAGCAGTTCTCCAACATGGAGGAGATGACCAAGGACACCCTGCATGTGGTGCCCTTTAACGACGGCCAGACAAAGAGCCAGTTCAATCGCGGCACCTTCGATGAAACAAACCGTCTTCTCAAGCAGAACCCCGACCAGAAGACTGCCGAGAACATCGTCAACGCCGAGATAGAACTGCTGCCCAACAGCGCCATCATCCGGCTCTACAAGGCAGCCAACGTCAGTTCGTTCATGCATGAGTCTTCGCATCTCTGGCTGCGGAGCATGGTCAAGAATGCACCGTTCCATTCCCAGATCGCCAAGGATGTGGAGACCATCAGGGATTGGGTTGGCAACAAGGGCGAACCCTTCACCACCGCCCAGCACGAGAAGTTCGCTCGCGGTTTCGAGTTGTTCCTCTATAGCGGAAGAGGCCCGACGGCAGCCCTCACAAAGATTTTCAAGCAGTTCGCTACATGGCTGAAGGGTGTCTACGCCAAGGCTTCCGACATCAGGACCCCCGATGGCAAGTCCATCGAGGTGCCGGAACATATCATGCAAGTCTATGAGCGCATGTTCAGTGTCGATGAGAAGACCGCCGCAGATGGGAGAACATCGTACTCCCTGAATGCCGATCCCTTGCCAATCAGTGGGGTGGCTGAGAAGTTCAGTCAGGATAAAGAAGGAAAGAATATAAGCATTCAGGGTGGCTTCTCTACCGCAGAAGCCCTGAATGTTCTTGGTATGACCATGTACTCTGATCGCATTGATCAGGTGACAGCCAAGGAACTCGT